TTTAGTGTAGCCGGGTGCTGTTCTTTTTACACCACCTGATTTGACCTGACCCTTACATACCTTTACAGCGTATGCGTTTGCGTATGCAGAAGGGTAGACCTTGAACTTTCTTTTGGCAGCTGCTTTACCACGTGGACATAATTTTGCCATTAGCGTTTCTTACCTCCATGACTACAGCCACACTTCTTACCTTTCTTGTGTGCCATTATACTACGTTGGTGTTATCTGAAAAATAGTCGTACGCCTGTGGTGGGTACTTCTTCTTAAAATTACCTTTATTTTTTAAATCTATAGAAGGTATTATTGGAGTTGTTGAAGGGTTTATCTTTAAATTCTTACCCTTCTTTTTAATTTTTTTAATCATTAGCATTTCCATCTGCGTAGGGCAAGTGCCTTGCGTGTGGGCTTGCCGTTTGGTTTTTTAAGAGGGCCTTTCATGCCGGACATGCGAGCACAGAATGACCTCTTTCTAGCCCCTCCTCCGGGCTGTGGAGCCTTGAGATTAGAGCCAGTGGCACGATTGTACTTGGCTCTTCCTTTGGCTGTTAGGCCGCCTTTACGACTCTTCTCACCCCGTCCGAGCGAGAGACTGACGCCCCGTTTCTTTTTTGCCATTGATCTTTATTATATCTCTAGCTCTGACTAACCCCTTAGGTATAAGAGCACCATGTTTACGTGGGCTATAATCACCATCAGATTCTAGTTTACCATCTACTTGCTTGAATGGCAACCCATCTTTATCAAGAAAGAAACCTTTATCTGTGATACCATATACCTTATCAAGAGGAAGCCCAGCTATCATGAGTTGGTCACGTTTACTTTTTGGTTTTTCGTTTGCCATTTCTAAGTCTCTTGAAGTCAGCTCCTGTGATCTTATCTCGGGGTGGTGCTACTCTGGCAATCTTCATCTGCTTGGCAGAGTACTTCTTCTTACCAGCTGGCTTAGGCATTACCAAATACCGGGTATGATTTGCCCTGTCCAAGCG